TATCAAAGCTTTCGCAATTATAGTAATCTATATTTACTAAATAATCAGGGCGCTCTGGAAATGGTTTTGTTACAAATGATGGCTCAGACCACTTTATTCGATTGTTTGGTTGTAGTGCTATCTGTCCGTTATCAAGAAGTATTATGTGATGGCTTTTATGCTCTAATGGATCCTCAGCTAAAGATAAATCAGTGTTTAAATCATTTGCTCCCCAATTGATAGTTGCATAGTAACTTCCCGGATAAAACTTATGATCTTTCATAAATACCTCAACCTTAGTGTCATAAACATATGACAAATGAAGCAAAGTAAAATTGTAAGAAAAACAATTCCATATTTGTAAAAAATGAAATGGAAGATCTGGATCTGGAGTCTTAGGTTCAGTAAGTAATGCATGGCTTGGTAATTTATCACGCATTACTCCATTTTCTAAAAGAACTTGAAATAATGCAGCTTGTCCAGGCATGCACCTAACAGACATTATTACTCCAGGTGTAAACTCCCCATGACCTTTTTGATTTTGATACATGTATTCATTTCTAACGAATACTTTTAATGGGAAAAAGTTATGTTCTATGTATGCCATTATTTAGGTCCAAATGATTCTAAGTCAAACCCATCAAGCGAATCCTCTGTGCTTTCAAAATTTTGAGGAGGTAAATTATTTTGTCTTTGATTAATTAACTCAGATTGACGAGTGGCCTGTAGGTCAACTCGCTTATCTTTTGCCTTCTCTTTCTCAGCCTCACGATCCTTTAATGTCTGCATCTGCATACCATTAAGTTGCATATTATACTGGAACTCAATAGCCATTAGCTCTTTCTTAAGCTCAGCTTCAGCTTGCATTTTCTGAATGTCTCCCTGAACTTCCATTTGTTTGATCTGTGCTTTTGTCTGACCTTCCAATTGAATGATCTGTGCTTTGGATTCAGCAGCTGCTTGAGATGACTGAATATTCGTCTGCATTTGCATTTGGAATTCCATCTCTTTTTCTTTCTGCTTTTGCTCCATACGCTTACGACGCTTCATCTTAAGCATCTCGTTTGCTAGCTTGGTATTATTAATCATTCTAATATCAATAGCATCCTCTAGATCAATTGTCTGCTGCTGTAGAGCAATTTGAATATTTGCCTCTAACTGTGCTTTTTGCTCTTCATCTGGAGAAACTTCAATGAAAATACCAAAGTTGTGAAGATATAAATTCTTAATGTCCTCAAGTATTGTCATGTTGAACTTACCAATCTGCATAGCAAATTCCTCAGCGAAATCAGAGTACTCAAGTATGTCAGCAACACGAATAGACAAGCACTCAGCTATTCTCTTAGTAGTATTTATACCAGCATCTAGAATGTGTCTAGTAGCTGTATTTGAATTAAGTGCGGCAAGCTTCTGAACACCAACTAAAGCATCCGGATGTGGTGAGGATGCATCACGCACCTCATTTACACCTGTAACATCACGGATCATATTTAGGTAATGGTTATAGTTTCCAATCAAGGCGGCCATTTTAGCTTGACCACTGTTTGAGTTTAGTTCTTGAATTGGAATACGAGCGTTGTTAAAATCACCATCTTGAGTATATGACCTACCAACTACACTACCAGTTTGGAAGTATAGGTTAAGAGCATCTTCAGGATTATATGCAGCACCTGTTCCAAGATCAACTTCATTAATACCATCAGCATCAATGAATACACCATCAGGAACTACGCGAGCCATAACTTGCTGTAACTTTAAATGTGTAAGCTGAATCTGATCCGCAAACGGAATCATTCGTCTAACTAATGACTCTATATTTCCTTTATAGTAACGAGGAGCGTAAGCAATATAGTTTGGTAGCGCTTTTTGTGATGCAGACTTAGGACGAACCATATTCTTCATCATCTCCCATTTGATAATAATGTTTGAGCCTCCTACTAATACACCTTCATACCAAACGTCGCGAACTGCCTCAACTACTTCAAACATTTCGTTTGGTGGTGGGTTGAAGTTATCATCCTTACGGATTACTCGCTCTCCTCCATTTTCAAGTAATTTCTTTTTCCAAACAAATTTCTTGTGAGTCTTGTAATTAAAATACAACAATGTAACAACCTCATTTAAGAAGGCATCATCTTGATAATTTCTAATTATAGGAAAATAGTCATACCAAGCTGATCCAGCGTTCTTAATTTCAGTAAGGTCTTCATCTGTCAAGTTTGGATTCATTTTAAGAAGCTCAGTATAATGAACTTGCTTAACCTCTCCAAAATAGAAGCAATCAGAGAAATCATTTTTCTCTGTATAACTATGTATCCAGTTTGCAGGATCTACATACTCAACTTTAACGCCATCATTAATTAGAAACTCATGCTTAGCAACACCAATTCCTAAAGTGGCAACATCATAGTAGTAATCTCTCAACACATCCTCATAGTTATTCATTTTGAGTAGAGTGTTGATAGCAATTTCTTCAGCTATCTCAATAGATGGCTTATAGTTCATCTGCATATATAAAGAAAGCTCTTCATCATTTGCAGGTAGTTCATCAGGATTAACATTAAACGCATCAATACCAAGTGTCTCCTTGGTCATCATCAAGAAATCTTTAGCGACCATGTCGGACTCGATCATGTCTTGAAATGCATTTTTCTTTTCAGCAGATAATATGTCTTGAGCTTCAGCCTTAATTGTATATGGCCTATCTAACATACCATTCACAACAACATCAACAAACTTAGGTATAATTGGAACCGGAGTCCAATCTAAGTTTAACATTGATATATCGCCATTAACAGCAATTTCATCCTTATACTTTTGTACAGGCTGTTCCCCACGAGCATATAATCTCAAACGGTGGAATTCACCCCACTGCTGATAAAATCTGCTTGAATTAGACTTCCTCTTAAACCATTCCCCTTCGATGGCTTTTCCTACCTTTAATCCATACTCATATGTCGCCTTGACTTCATCTGGAGCCATTTGGTCCGGAAAGGGTAATGAGGAGATAACAACTGATGGTTTATCCATTATTCGATAATTTCGCTTCTTATGCCAGTATTCTTATATCTTACAAATTTAACACTTATTTTAGATTCCTGTTTAACAGGTATAAATAGGTGTTTTCTAGATGCCATTAATGCTAATCCAGAACTAATTGAGGCATCATGTTTTGTCCTGTTGTTTATATCAAATCGAGCCCAATCTTCTAAAGTTTTGGTAAAGTACATATCACCCATACTATCTTTTTCTCGATAATTACCGTCTGCGTCAATTCCAACGTATTCTTCAATGTAAGTGTTGATACTATTAGCATGCGCGTGTTTTACATCCTCTGAAGAGTTTGGAATACCACCTAATTCAAGCTCTGTTTTTGATAACTTTGATATGTGTTTATCAGGTCTATTTAATGAAAATTGACGATAACCTCTATTCTTAAAATGGTACAGCAAACGCTGCTTATTATTCTCTACAAGGATAGGCATGCCATAAAAGAAACAAGCCATCAGCACCTCTTCAAAAAATATCTCAGCAGTCTGAGGACGAGCAATATACTCTAAAAAAAAGTGATTTGTTGGAGCGTTCTGCATATGGAATTGAGTGATTCCATGTAGCGCACCAGCGGACCCACCTCCTCCAACTACACCGGATATGTCATAAGGGTCACACCCAAACACACCAATATCTTTATTGCCGGGATAGAACTTACCATCCTTCTTAATGACGTTGTTGCGCATATTCTGGTCGGGTATCCAAGATACCAAGAACCTGCCCTTTGGATCAGGCGTCCAAATTACTTCACTGTCTTGCTCACCATTCTTCCAATGGAAATAACCACGAGTCAATACTCTATCTTTAATCATGGAGTCATTGTAGTCGATCTGCTGATATATCTTTGTTAGGTTGAATAAAGATGACTTACTCTCATCACGGAACGCGTGAGACTCAGTCCTAGGGAACTGACGATAGTATTCGTTGAGTGCGTCAGAGTCTGACTTCATCGCAGCAACCTCATTATTCCAATAGGTGATGACACCCATAGTTATATCCTCTCCATCGATACCTTTCACAGGTTTCTTTGGATCATCAAATACTGGCCAACCATACTCATCAATAAAGCCCTCCATATTCCACTCCATTGGAATAAACAAAGAATATAAACCTGATTTAGTCTGACCGTTGGCAGATCTCTTGGTAGGTTCACTATCGTAATATAGCCTCTTAAAGTTCTCACCACCCTTGCTCAACGCATTTGATGTTGATCCCATCATACACTTACCAATAATCTTAGATCCCAAACGAAGACACGTCTTAGTTACACGCCAGTTGTTTAGAATGTTCTCTGGCTTCTCCCATTTACCGCTATTCATACTAACGGTAAAGTCACTTAATATTAATTTTCTTTCATTGTCATTATCTGCATCTACCTGTATGCCGATATACTCACCTTTATCTAAATATTCTACAGATACTTTATTGCGTCTACCTCTAGTTTTAGGCACATAGCCTTCAAATGATTTCTTTTTTGTGATTAAAGGTATAATTGATAAATCGCCTGATATACTTATGTTGTATGATTTTGTATTGAAATTTGTATTCTTTTCTTTAACATTGCTACAACTAAGTCCGCATGATAGAGCTAAAAACCTTATTTGTTCAATAAGATCTTTCTTGCTCATGCCTATTGATATGATATTTTTATTCTTATCAGAATATCCATCTGTCTCAATAATACCAGCCAATAACTGAAGTCTGGTTTCTATAGATGATCTCATATACTGCATAGGTATATGCTTGTTCTTATAAACATTTATATTTTTTAATTCAGAATTAATTCCTTTAAATCTAAATTCAACAATTTTATCTGAACTGCTTTTTACTAGCTCAAATTGAATATTCATTACAATGCATAACTTCCCTAAATAATCAAGAAGCTCAGGCTCTTCATATTTATTTACTAAAATAGTCATGGCATTACTTCTTCCATCGCCAAGCCAAAGCCCTAGTAAGAATGGAGGAAGTCCTTTAAATATATCTTTTGATTCAATACCAGTGGATGTAATTCTAGTTAGATGTTGCTTTCTAAATTTAGAGCTGTTGATATACTCTTCTGGATTCATTATAACCTCACCCTTTTTATACTCATTTAGTACAATTCTGTGGTTTCTTGTTACAATATAATCCTCTCCGTATGGTTGTTTGACTATGTATCTATCTGTTACACCCTCAGTTCTTTTTACAACTGTTTTTACAATGCCCCCCTCTACTATTACCTTATCTCCAATATTTACATCCTTTATCTGTTTAAAGGTAAAATCAGACATTAATATTTTTGTACTTGGTGCGTAACACTCATCGTGAACTAGTAAAAGAAGCTTCTCACCATCGTAGCTGTTGTCTGCAGTGTTCTTCCAGTCGATGGTAGTATCTAGCCCCTCTATATCATCATCGCGCTCCTCATCCATATTCTTACGAGTGATCTTACTCGCAGGAACCCGGAAGGCCAACTCCGTCTTCGGGTTGTCCATACCATCCTGGATCGGCTTGAAAAAGAAGGGGTAATTTCTTACGATAGGTACAACCTTGTCGGTAAACATTTTTTTAGCATCAGAACCAGTCTTAGATAAAATACCAAGTCTAGCATCTCTTACAATTGTACCTGTGTTAGACGTCTCAGCAGATGACATAAATGAGAAACCTGAACGACGGTTCTTTAGGTAACACATACCAAAAGATCGAACGTCAGCCTTGCAAGCTTCCCAGAAAATAAAGAATATACGGTTGGATTCTCGAAAGTCAGGAAGACCGACGTCAATCTTTGTCCACTGAAGATACATATAGTGAGTACCCGTCATGTAGGTAGGCTCACCATTATTCATAAACCAAAAGCCGTTCTCTCTCCTATCAAACTCAGTCTCGATCATGTCGACATATTTTGACTTGAAAGCGTTATCTCTACGATTCCAATCAAATATTGACTTGATCTTCTGAAGCTCGAAAGGATACTCTATTGGTTGCCATCTATTGTCTCTGTTATCTACTTCTTTTGGTATGGAAGGTAGTGCGATCTTTAGATTGTTAATTTCATAGATGTCACCTATAGTTCCGTCCTTTGAGATTACAATAAGGTCGTAATCTTTGTTGTAACCATAAGCCCAAGACTTATGCTTGTTCTTTGTCACGATCACTGTCTTCTGTAGGTGATCCTTAAGGACTTTATATAGGTTATTTTCCATTCTTAGACTTAGCCCTACCCTCAGCAAAACCAGATTTACCTAGCGTTACTTCAGCAACAGGCGTTTCAGATGCCTTATTTTCTTCCTCCTCAATCTTATTGAGC